CGCCTGCGGCGAGTTCCATGAAGGGAGGCTAAGTGCCTCCGAACTTGGTAGGCCCTCATCGGGCCTACCAACCCAGTAGACAACCCCAAGGGGGGTCGTCCACCCACAGAGAGGTCTTGTTAGGCCACTCTGATCCACCCTCGATCAAGCCAGAGTCGTCGAGAGGCGACTCGCGGCGGGATTGAGCCACTACCCTCAATGTCTAATTGACAAAGAGACTCGAGTACGTAATTCCAATTACTACTTTTGAGCTTACGCTCAAAAGTCTCGAGGCGCCAGACTGGACTATGAAACCACTGCAAGCCGTGATGCCAAAAGGCGTCACGCCAAACAGAGGCTTCATTCGTGGTAAACTCCGCAATCCCACCATGGAGGCTGTTGTTCGTTAAGAACAACTGCTTTCTATAGCGAGAGTAGAGCCTATCACGCAGTATGGCATAGGTAGTGATTGCAGCTTCCTCATATCCCGACATGCGTAAACGCATGGCGATGTCTGAGAGAGACTGCAATCCCGTTGGGTGTTCGGCATCAATCGTAGTCTTCCAACGAACTGGAGTGACGTCAACGCCATTAAAAGCGTCGACGCCACACGATTCGCGGAAGGCCCCTCGCCAAAAGGATTTAGTCCTATTGACGAGCAATCCGAAGCTCTCCAAGCCGTCTATGACGACCTGGGCAACCTCGGAGGGTACAATGATGTCATCACCGAACACAAATACAGCACCGGGTTGATGAAACCCATGGCGCTGCAATGCAGCAACACATATGCTCCAGAAGACTAAACTCTGGACAGGAAACGTAGTTGCGTTCCCCATCGGAGCGTAGCTGTTTATCTGCCCTCGAACGTTGGTATAACCAGCGATCTTAGGTATGACAAACTCCTGAGCACGACAACAACCGAAGTACTTGTACTTCCTCCCAAAGAGGATCTGTACAAGTGGTTCGGATATCCGGTCGGAAGCCTCTTTCATATCAAGCGTGGCATAACGCCTCGACTTGCTACTAAGGAGAGCAATCCTTCCATTGATGGACTGATCATCGAACTGGACATGGCCTCGCGGCCATGGTCCCCAGCTCGATCTATTGAGCGAGATAGCTCGCTCAAGCTCACGTCGAACCCCCTGTTGAATCCAAATGGACTCAGAGGGATGGACACATATCAGACGAGGCCCACGACTGTCCTTAGGGACAGCAATAAGCTTAGCCTGAATAGTATCCCTATGGTCAGCGGCATCCCATCCAGCAAGTTGTTCCTCGTTATAACTTAACGAGAACCAATCGCTGTACGGATACACCTGCTCTATTGTAGAGTAGATGTGTTCCCACCTCTCTTTTGAGGTGGTAACCGCGCCGGGCCCGTGGGAAGGCTTAATAGCCTCTCCTCGGAAACGGCATAGAACTGACTGACAATGTCGGCGAGCGCTGTCAAGCAACGTCGGAGAGCTTCCCGCGAGGGAGGATCCGAAATTGCGAACAGCAAGATTAGTGTCAAGGAAACCTTGAAACGTTTTCTCGGTCGTCTCGTTGTCATGTGTAACTGTGGCTTTATAGCAGAACAGAAGAAGTTGTCGAAGATTTCGCAATTTGTAGGCATCACTAAGTGATGCCGTTGCTAGTCTCCTCAACCATGCCGGAAACGCTAAGAGATCGAGTTCACACCCGGTCTCTATCGAACCCAGCACTAACTTCTCTAGCTTAGGAGCCTCGTTTAGGCACCATTGCAGCCCTTCATAAGATCCTCGTATTTCAGAGAATCCTGATGAGCGAGCGACATCTGCTAGCAGGCTAACGTATGTGTGTTCTAAAGCATGCATACTAGGAGTACCATGTAAGCCAGTCTATTCTTGTTACAGGAAGCT